CCAATAGGCCTGGCGAATTTAGCCTTGCCCATAACCCTGTATTTGTAGAAAACTGCCGTCAGGCACTGATGACAGGAGAACCTGGCTTCAGCTTTAACTTTGGAACTAAAGAAAATGAAACGCTTCGTAACGCCTGTACTGAGGTTACTTCGGAAGATGACAGTGATGTTTGTAATCTTGGCAGCATCAACATGGGCAATGTGTCGTCTATTGCTGAGTTCAAGTCCATTGTACAACTTGCCTCTAAATTCCTTGTTTGTGGTACTCTCCGAGCGGATCTCCCTTATGATAAAGTGTATCGAGTACGCGAAAAAAACCGGCGCTTGGGACTGGGACTCATGGGAATTCACGAGTGGCTCCTCAAGCGAAACAGTGCCTACGAAGTAACTCCAGAGTTACACAAGTGGCTCAAAGTTTACGAAGAAGAAAGCGAACAAGCTGCCAATGAGCACTGCGACCGATTCTACCTCAATCACCCCAAGGCATATCGAGCTATTGCTCCTACAGGCTCAATTGGCATTCTTGCAGGGACGACTACAGGAATTGAACCACTCTTTGCTGTGGCATATAAACGTCGCTTCCTTACGGAAGGAACAAAATGGAAATATCAGTACGTCGTTGACGGAACGGCTCAAAACCTTATCCAAGAATATGGAGTTGACCCTGATAAAATTGAATCAGCTATTGACTTAAGTGAGAATTATGAACAGCGAATTAAATTCCAAGCGGATATCCAAGATTACGTTGACATGTCTATTTCCTCAACCATTAACCTTCCATCCTGGGGAAGCGCCGGAAATAATGAAAAACGTGTACAATCATTTACAGAAACTCTTGCAAAGTATGCACCCCGACTCCGAGGGTTTACCTGCTATCCAGATGGGAGTCGAGGTGGACAACCCCTAACGTCTGTGCCATACTCAGAAGCAATCAAGCATAAAGACATGATTTATGACGAGGTTGACATCTGTGAATACACAGGTCACGGCGGCTCCTGCGGAGTTTAAAGTATGGTAGTAATGCTAGAGTTTATCAACGGCCTGCAACTAGGCGTTGAGCACATGACTGGTGAAGAGGAAGATGAGTATCATTATGCCATTATCCTTAACGTAACGTTCTTACGCTTTGTCTTCATGAAGATGAAAGAGAACGCATAAAAAGAAAGCCCCTAGGCCTTGTGAGCTTAGGGGCTTTTTTCATTTCCGCTTCATCTTTTGCATTAGTGAATCGGGATTGTTTGACTTATCGCGTACTAAAATTTCATGATCTAGCAACCATGTCATAAAAGCATTCTGTTGTTTTAAACCTTCAGGGGTTTTACCCATACGTTGGTCTAAGTATGCCTTTGCTTGTGGATAACGAGTTTCAAAATCTTTTAGGTCTTTGTAGTCATTATACTGGTTCATACGTTCATTGTATGTGGGAGAACCCTTTACCATGACACGCTGTCCATCTTTGTTTTCTTTGTACTGAGGACGTTCCCAGTCAGCAGGCTTCTTTGGAAACTCTATACCAGAACGGTCTGCATAGGCCATTGCTAAGTTAGAAGGATGCTTCAAGAAGGCATTGAGTTCACCTTCTGGAATATCGAACTGTGCTTTACCTAGGTATTTATTAATGTTCTCTTGCTCAGCACGAGGATTATTAAATACAGATAAAAGCCCACGGTTGTTAGTTCCATACATTGCTGCAAGGTTTTCACGAGCCGTTGTCTTGCCTGTTTGTGCACGATTAATGTAGTCTAAGTAAGGTTGATTACGGGGATCACTAACAGCAGCTTCATGTGCAACAGCACGTTGAGCATGTTGTGCACCAGTACGCCCTGTTGCTGCGCTCCTGCCTGTACCATTCCACACACGTTCAAACGGAATACCCGTGCGACGAGCTACATCCAGTTTATCTTCAACAGCCGCTGGATACAAGGATGCACGATTGTATTCTGAAATAATAGGGTCTTCTAAAAGACGTCCACCAACATCATGATAAACAGCACGAGCATTCCTGTTATTAAAGTTTGCTTCATTGGTACCTGCATCAGCACGACCTTCATGCAACACCTTGCCAGGAAACAGCGTCTTTGCTAAGGGAGAAACCCCTGCATTGACGCCTTCTTGAGCTGCCCTAGCAAACTGATACAACTCCCCCATTGGGAGGGGGACAGGTTGTGTCTCATTTAAACGAAAACCTGGAACATACAGAGATCGTAGTCCTGAATATTCATCCATTATTGTGTTCTCCGTTCTAAGCTACGCAATTGTGGGATACGCTGTGAAGCAGCTTGTTTCAATGTAATTGCTGTTTGTGGGTCCAAGTTCATGTCTACAGCCAATCGTTGGATGTCTGCAGAGAATGTGGTTGGGTCACCCTGACCAGTAACAAAGTATTTCTCAAGAGTCTTGGGATCAATTGGACGGTTACGGAACAAGTCCTGTGCAATGGTTCGCATTGCGGCAGTACGGTATTCTGTGTAGGCCTTATCCAACTGAGAGTTCTGGTAGTTAGCAAGCTTCTGTGAAGACTCGTTAATTCCAGTAAGTCCAATCTTCTTGAACAAGATGTCTGCATCATTACGACGAGCCATTGGGCGCAGCTTCTCAGGGTCCTTGCTGTAAGCAAGACCGTTCTTCTGATACCAAGCAACATCCAAAGGTCCTTGAGCAACTGGAGGAGCAAGGTTAATTGCTGCTGCTTTCAGGTTTTCTTCTGATGGTTTGATAATAGCACGGCCTGTAGCCTTACCCATCTCATACAGCTTACCGCCGCCTGCAAAGGCTGCGTCTGCTGCGTTTGAGGGGATGACATCACCCAAGCCCAAACGAGTGCTTAAATCCACGCCTAAGAGCGTTGGAGCACCATTGGAGAGGGCAAAGGAAGCGTCAGGACCAAGTTCCTTACCAACAGCCTTAGACATCTCTTGTACATCCAATGCCAAGCTACGGGGTTTACCCAGTTTCTTGGTAATGAAGTCATAGAGTTCTTCAAACTGTGAGAAGAAGGGCAAGCCCATGACACCAGCTAAAGCAATGGTTGTAGCCATTTGAGTCAGCAAAGGAGCAGGGTTACCTGTCTCGGCAATCTCACGGGCAAACAACGACCACTTACTGATTTCGTTATGTGCAAAGCTCTTCAAGTTGTATGCTGCACTGCCAATGGGACCAAGGCTGTTGTAGAAGGTTGGCTTCTCAATAGCACTGTAGTTGACCATAGCCATGTCAGTAAAGCGATGAGCTTGCTGATACAAGCCGTCTTTAGTTGATAGACCTGCATCATCCAGCATGTGTACAAAGGTCATGTAGACCTGAGCACGGGTTGCTTGTTCAGTGATAGCAGCAGGAGTCTGTGTCAACTTGGTAGTGTAATAACCCGCGCCTTTTTCAATCTGGTTAGCGTGTTCAACCATGTCTGTAGCATACACATGATTATCTTTTGCATACTTCAAAGCACCGCGTTCAACGGTGGACAGTTCCATACCAGCCAAAGCCTTGGTAAAGGTCATACCTGATTCAGCAAAGTAGTCCATGCCTTGGGTTAACCAAGTCATCTTAGGGGCCATACCACGACCACGCAATAACGCAGTCATTGATGGAATCACCGCAGGAGCTTGCACAATCTGCATACCAATGAAGGCAGGGCTTAGAGACAACATCCATGTGTTAGCAACAGCGCGTGAGGCACTCACAATTGCACGGGGATAAGATGGACCTAAACCAACAGCACCAAAAGCAGCGTTAGTAAAGTCGTTAACCGCACGGCCCATACGACTAGGATTGATACCCAAAGCATTCTGCATGTAGTCATCAGCAAGACGAATTGCTTGGTCTTGTTTAGCAACCACTTCTGGATTACGAATTACTTCGTTGACATCCTTAGCGGCTTCAGCTAAATGACTCCACTTGTAAGCACTTTCTGCGTAACGCAGTTGGTTCTCAAAGAAAGCACGGGCATTGTCTTCTGTTGTTTCCCAGAACTTACGACCTTCCATACCAAAGACACCCTTCTTCTGCATGGTGTGTTTTTGCATACCGAGGTAGTTAGAAGGATCATCCTTAGCCACTTCTTTCAGAGTCTTAACAAACTCTGCAATGTGGGGATTATTCTCACCAAGAGTGGCAAGCACATCTTGGAACGCTTCATGTGGTGTGCCCTTCATGGAGCGTGTTGTCTTTGACAAGTCTTGCAAAGGACCAAACGACAGGGAAGGGTCTTTTTCCAACACTTTCTTTTCCAAAGCCGACAGGCTACGTGAGCCAAGGGTTTTAGAATCAGCACCAATAACGCCAACAACTTCCTGCTTACCGTCAACCATCTTGTAGACAACCTTACGGAAGTCACCAGTCATTGACATAGCAGAATAAGCCTCACGGCCTGTGATGGGTTTACGACCAGTAGCTTCACGAGCAGTGTTGATTTTATCCAACACATCAGCCATCATTGTTTGATGTTCTGTAATGAAGCCTTGTAGTTTTTCAGACAAACCATACTTCTGCATCATTTCAGGAGTAATGGTCTTTTGATTCAAGTCAGCTAGGTTTAACAGTTCAAAGGCCTCTGTACGTTCTGCTTTAGACAGTTCACGCAAAGAACCTAAGTAGTTTGTTTGTAGCTTCTGCAACACTTCAGCGTCAGCCAAACCTTCAGCTTTAAGGAAACGGTCCACAGTGTAGTGAACCACTGGGTTGTTAACTTTAGCCTTTAGGAAGATACCACCCTTAGTCAAGGCATTGACACCACGCTGTACCATGTTCTGAGACACGTCAGGCGCAGCCTTAGCCAAGTCAATTGCAGCCTCTGGAGTCTCAATCATGGCATTGCCAATAGACTTTAAACGGTCACCAACACCTGGGACATTGAGCATAGGGGACTTACCAAACTGAGCACTCAGTCCTGCAAGTTTAAATGACTCAGGGTCAAAGTTGGCATGGAGTTTGGTAATACCTGGGAACAACTCTTGCTCACGCATACGCTGTTCCATTTCAGGAGTAATACCAAGCTTCTTACCAGCCTTAGTAAATTTAGTTTTCTCTGCTGGAGTCATCTCACCCAGAGTTTTATAAGGAGTTGTTACAGGAACTTCATTAGCACCAAAGAAGTCCATCTGTCCATGAGCAGGATGCTCAAGGTATTTCTGATAGGCTTCAGCAAGGTTCTCTGGCATTTGGAATGCAGTGCCAGGTTCTTTAGCTAAGTTGTCCAGAGTTTCAACGAACTCTGCTTTAGACAGAGGACGTACTCCGTTCTGGTCCTGTGCAAACACTTCTGTAAATGCACGGTGCATGTTTGTTTGTGGTTCAAACACGCTAGCCTGTGCACCTTGTTGAGAACGTTGAGCCAATGCAGACTCAGCAGCCAAACGCTGTTGTTCACCAGCAACGTCCTTAACCATGTTAAGACGCTGTTGATCTTCAAACAGGGGATTGAACAAGGCCTCACCTTCAGGAGTAACAAACATAGTGTCTGTACTTTCTGTAGGTGCACGACGCTCATCACGACGCACTTGACGGTCAAAGTTTGCCAGTGCCTCTTGAGCACTACGCATACCTGGCATTTCTACGCCTTCTGGTCCAACAACAATAGGACGCTCGCCAGCAGCACGTTGTGCTTCTAACGCAGCTTGTTCTTTAGCAAGAGCTTGTTGCTTGTAATACTCAAGGTTGGCATCTACAGGAACAGTTGGTTCTGTTTTACCAGACAACTCATCCTTCATTGCTGCAACACCAGTCTTGGGTTTAGCAACTTCAACCGGCTTAGGAATCTCACTGGCTTTAGGCATGATACGGGCTTTAGCAGCCATAGCACCTTCACCTGCTTTAAGAGCAGGCAAACCACCAAGCATGGGAGCAACAGGAAGAACGACGTCGTTGATAAACTTACCAACACGTCCTGTCATTTCTTGACCAGCTTCTGTACGTGGTTCAAAAGTCATACGCTGAATAGCATCAGCATATTCTTGCTCAAACGTAGTGGGCACACCTGCCATAGAAGAGCGTAATTTCTGAATACCAGCTACAGGAATACCAGTAACCTGTGCAACAGCACCTGTACCTAAGCTTAACAGAGTCTCAGCAGTTCCTGTTAAACCTTCACGCTGTTGTCCCACAGCTTGTTGCACCTCTGCCATTGTACGATCTTTGGCAGAGGGGGCTTTAGGAGTTGACAAACGATTACGCAACTCTTGCAGAATTTCGTCGTCAGTATAACCATCGGTTTTAGCATCAGCAAGGCGAAATCCTACACGTCGTGCAGCTTCTGCATTAACTTCTTGAATTGAATACCCGTCTCTCAGAGCTGCATCGATGTCCATAAATTTCCTTAATAAGAACCAAGTGGTTTACGTGGGCTACCTCCAGCACTTGAAGCAGCAGGAGCTGCAGGGGATGCTGGTGGTACGTTGTTCATGGGAACGCCCAAACCTTGTAGGAGTTGTAACTGTTGTGCGGCGCGAGCATCGCCTGCGGCAGCACGTTTTTGCAAGTCGTTTGCTTTAGCTTGTTTAGCCAATGTGTCTAAACGCTGATACTCAAAGTCATCCCCAGCTAAACGAGCTTTCTCTGCAAAATCAGTGTACACAACAGATTGGGCTTCAAAAGTCTTAGCGCCAGCCAAAGCTTGTTGCAGAGATTTCTCAGCAGTAGCACGATCTTTAGCAATGCTAGCTCTAACGTCTGCGGCATAACGCTGAGCGTCTTGGTTGCCTTTTGCAACTTTTTCAGCAGAATCACGGTTGAGTTTAGCAACGTCCATGTCCTTGCGGTAGGCTTTGTTCTGAGTCAGAGACCACTCATGTTTGGCTTTGAGTTCCTTAAGCATAGAGTCAGGGTCCATGCTAAACAAATGCTTGCGATCTTCATCGTCCAAGGGTAAACCTGCTTTAGCAAAGATCTGATCCATTGCTGCATAACGAGCAGGACCAGAAATACTTGCTAACTTAGGAATGGCCTTACCAATGATTTCATCACGGTAGGCATCTTCTTCCTGAGAAGCCTTAAGTTTACCAGAAGCAATCTCTTGTTGTTTGGCCTGAATTGCCAAAGGATTCATCAGTTTAGCTTGCTCTGTTTCCATCAGGATTTTATCCATCTGGGCTTGACGCATAGCTTGCTCAGATTGAGCAGCATTAGCCTCATTACCCATTTGAACGCCAGCAAGGATAGAACCCCCTGCTGGACCAAGCTGGTTAAACATTGTAGATAAATCAGCCATTAGCGACCTTTCGATGTAGCAGTCAACGCAGCTAGAGTCAAGGGAGTGTTAAACATACCGTACTGGTTGCCCATAGCTTGGTTGCCCAAGGCGTTTTGACCTGCTTGCATGTTACCCAAAGCATTCATACGAATGCCTGCAATCTTGCCAGCAAACTCGTTAGCACGAGTAGCATACTGACTGTTACGACCAGCAGCAGCATCCTTACGGTCCATCTCTTGCTTGAGCAAGTTGTACTCAGGAGAACCTGGCATATAGGTGTTTAAGATGTCTGCACGGTTTTGGTTGTACATTTGTTGTTGTCTTTCCGCCATTTGATTCTTGGCGTACATGTCGTACAAACTGCCTGCACCGTAAATAGCTGGAATGGGATTTTTCATTGCCCAGTCACCAGCAGAGCTAGCAGCTTGACCAAAGTTACCACTCATTAAAGAGCTTAAGAAACCAGGACTACCTTGAGTGTTACCAAGTTCTGTAGGAGAAGCCATAGGGCCATAACCCTCAGAACCAAACAACGCTGCTTTGTCAGCATTACCACCGTAAACAGGAGCAGTGGTTGGAGTTCCTGTTACCGCAGTACTAGTACCCATGTCATAGCCATAATTACCTTCACCACCAGCAGTACCGTAAGAAGGAATGTTACTGCCTTGTGCTACGGTGTTAGGAGTAAATGCTGTGGGAGCTGTAGCAGGACCAGCACTGAGTCCTGTAGTGTCAAATCCATTAGCCATAGTGGAGGCACCAGTGTCGATACCCTCACCCAATGAGGCAGCAGGGGGTGCAGCTCCAGGAACACCACTACCAGCACCCGCACCACCACCAAACATTTCGCTTAGTGTGTTGTAGCCGCCGCTTGCAGGAATACCTGTGTACTCTGAACCAACTCCCGCACCCGCTAAACCAGAACCCAGTTGAGCTACACGTCCAAGATCACTGTTTAGTTGTTTTTGTGAACCTTCGCTAACCAGTCGTGATGTAACCAAGCTAGAGCCTGGCAACACATAATTACCACCAATTACTGCAGCGCTTTCTACTGCATCTCTTAATTTGGTAAACCAACCCATAATATATTCCTTAAAGTTATGCGTGAACTCGGTCCATTGTCACAATCAGTGATGGAGTAGATGGGCGAGTGGGGCCTGTTTGTGTGCCGAATGCTTCAATCGAAACGTTTGTTGTCGGTGTAGACCACATTAGTTCAACATAGTCAGAAGCAGAAAGTTGAATAAAAAAGTTCCATGCTGGTAACAGGTGACCGTTAATAGCTCCACCACCACCGCCAGAACCACGCTTACCTGGAACAGACACAACAGAGTTGGTTGCTGCTACATCCGTACCATTTTTTCGTAACCAAATAGATACATCGTGAATTGATGAGTCTGTACTTACGAACTGAGCACTAAACTGAACGTTATACAAACCAGCATTAGCGGCAGTAAATCTAGAACTACTAGCCACAGAACATCCGTTGGCGTAGTCTGTGTTGTTTACTGTCATTGCGTAAGCTGTATTAGCAGACGCCGCTGTTTGAGAAGCACTATTGTGCCAAGCACCGTACTTAATATCGTTAGCAACTAAGGTTGCATATTCTGCAGCCGTTAGGTGGTAATACTGACCTGACGTACCTCCCTGTAAGCCTGTTAGCAAAGAGTGGTTTTTGTTTTGTAAGTCAGCAATAGAGCTACCCGCTTTGTCCACTTGAGACCATGCAACAGCTCCTGTTGTTGACAGGAGTGTGTACAACTGGTTATACCAAGAGACCCATGCAAAGTCACCATTGTCCGCTCTCGTGGGTGGTGGTGGTAAACCAATAGCCATTAGTTACCCCCTTTGTTAATATCCACTTCCATGCCTTCTAAACGAAGCAGGTGAGGCAAAGCGTATGTAATTTTAATTGCACGTCTACGGAACTGTCCCAGTCTAAAGATAGCAGGAAGGTCCCCGTTAAAGGTAAGAGCAACTGGTGTTGAGAACGTCTTGTAGTCATCATCTGACCACGATACGTAAACCGTGCTGTCTACGTAAGTGTCATCAGGAACGTCACCTACTAGAGTAAGTCTGTGCATAAACTTGCGGTTCATGTTGTCAAAGTCTAGCTTGGCAGAGATAGCTGTACATGTAATTGCAGTTCCTGCATCTGTGTACTTCATCTCATCCATCAAGTAAACCTTACCGTTAGACTTGTCTAGGATGTAGGCACTACCACCTGGACCGTCAGTACCGTAGTTACCAGTAAAGATGCTTGTACTAGTTGCCCACTCATGCCACATTTCTGTGGAGAAGCTGTACACCAAGGTACGTGTAGACAAACAAATTACATAACACTTCTGTCCAGAAACCCTAACACAGAACGCCGTTGCGTTTGCTAGGTTATTTCCTTCACCAAACAATGCTGATTTAATAGCAGGAATACCAATTTCTTTTTCTTTAAAGCCGTCAATGGTCCAGACTGTGTGTCCACCATTACCAGTTTCACCAATAAAGATTACTTCTTTTTCTGTTTGGATAACGGAGGCAGGAGCGACTGTACCAAATTGTTGCACCGCGCTAGCATGTCTACCCAACGGAGACCCTGTAGCGTTAGCTGCATCATAAAAATATTCAACCGAGTTTGATCCAATAGCATAGATGTAGTTGTTGTTCTTTGACAAGGCCACAATCTTATCTGGGTACATCTCAGCAGAGATAAACTCACCAGCAGTCCATAACAAAGGATCGTCTAGGTTGCTGTTGTAGATGTCCTGAGTACCCGACTTAGCTACAAACAAGTATCCATCCAAGAAGATTGGGTGGGGAAGATGTGGTGTAGGAAAGTCAGCGTCCGTAATCTGTGTGTAAGTACTGGGTGTACTAAAAACATATCCGTTAGTACCATCAAGTAGTACCAAAGTAACAACACCCGTAGAACTAACAAACTCTGTAAAACCAACTTGTCCAGTAGAAGTAGATAAAGTTAGTACTAGTGTTCCGTTAGAATAAACCTTGTTACCGCTTACGTTTATTACGTAAGAAGTACCGCTTACCACCCAGTTGTACAACCCACGACCAACAGCACTGTTAGTAGTGTAGGAAGTAGTCATACCTGGACGACTCTTAATGTAGTATTTCTTCTGTTCACCAATAGGGCTAGCAATAACCTCCGTCATCATGTTGATTAAGCGAAAGTCTTTGCTGCCAGAAGTATCACGTTGTTGTGGGTTAGCAATAAAGTTAACCCGCTTAGTTTCATATGTCTGTACGACGGGTGTTTTACTGTAAGCCATTATCGTCCTACATAATCAGGTTGGAAGAACATGCTGCCTTCTTCCATACCGAAGCTCAAAGCTGTTTGATGGAAGCGTTCTGCTTGTTGTGTTAAGAGCTGGCGATCTTGCAAGGGGAGTCCATACTCAGGTGCAAGGCGGTCAGCTAAACCAAAGATCATTGCTTCTGTCCAGTAGGGAGGGAAGTCAATGTCGTCAGTGGATGCTGTCATGTCCTCAAAGGGACGCTGATAGCGAATTGTAATTGACGTTGTGCTGTCAATGGGCTTGGGCCACAAGTTGATAGTCCCTAGCTGCATTTGTGGCTGGTAGTACAAGTTAACAGGAGTACCAGACGAGAAAGCTAACGGCAATTGGTTGTAGTTAAAATCTGTGTAAACGTTCAAAGGAACGTTAGATGTGGTTGTATCACTACGCCATGCTTGTGTAACCTTCAGTGGCATGGGAGTGTTTAGTGCTTGACTAGCACCAATTTGATAAGCAGCTTGATTAGCAATGGTAGTGAAGGTGTAACTCTTCATTGCCCACACAGGCATACCATCTGCTTGGAAACCCTTAATCATTGCGTTAAGGGCTTCTGCTGCTTCCGTTACTTGGGATGCTGTAGCAGTGCTTCCACCAGACAATACAGCAAGCTTGCGAAGAGCAGCACTGATAATAGCATCACGTTGAAGCTTCCATGTTGTTGTTCCAGAGGTAGCCATTATGTTCCTTAAGCTTTATGATATTCGGCTTCTGTTAAGATGCCTGCTTTGTATTTACCTTCAGGTTTGAAGATAGTGAGTTCTTGCTGGCGCATTTCAGGAGCAAACGAAATGTGCATCCAGCGACCAAACTCGTGAATCATTTGGTCAAACTTAAGACCTGAATCTTTTACCATTTTGCACAGCTCGTAAGGAGTGTGCTTAGAAGAGCTAACGTCAATTGCCCAGCCATCCATGTGGCTAGACACTTTGCTACCACCAACAGCAACGTTTACTGCAGGTAAGCGCAACCAAGAGTTAATACGCAAAGCTCCTGACAAAGCACGAATCTTCTCAAGCTGACTAGCAGAATGCTTCATGTTTTCCAGTTGAACTGTGGAAGGTTGGTTGTCAATACCCAAACGTACAGCAGTTTCAGAATAGGTTGCTTCGTCTAGGGTAAAGTGTTCGCTTAAGTTCATTTCTTACCTTTCATGGCGTCTGTTTTGTCTTTACTGCCTTGGCTAGAACCAAAGAAGTAGCTAAGTACTTGTCCTGCGGCGCTAGTAATAAAACCCAACGCGTAAATAATAATATTCTCTTGGCTATCAGGAATATTGATAAAGAGTAAAACACCAATCAATAAAAAACAAAGACCAACAGTGCCCAGAGCAAGGATAGGTACAACGAGTTTCTCAAGCCAATGTGCGTCAGGACTGGTTGCAATAGCCAAATGAGCTTTACGAGCTGAGTCACGATCTTGTACTTCAAGTTCAAATTGTTTTAAATCAATCTCAGCAAGTTTCAAAGCATCGTCAGGATTGTTTGTCAAGTGTTGTGTAACTGCTTCTACAGTATCTTCAACCCCTAGTTTTTCTGCCATAGCCTTAACAGCCATACCACCTAAAGGACCCGCAACTACTGTAGCAAGGGCTGGGGCAGCTCCCTTAAGTAGATTTAAAAGTTCGTTCATTATTTAGCTCTATAACACATTTCAACAGCATCCTTTACTATGATGTAAAGGTACAGTTCAAACGGAAGGATTATAAAAAACAGCAGTGTAAGTAATATAAGAAAACTTACAAACGCTGTCTCGCTAGAAGAATTGCCAGAGTTAGTCCCCATATTTCCATTACCACTAAGGCCATCACGATGACCCATGTTATTCGTTGTCTTATCTTAGAGAGGAACCGTTCGTGCTTTTGGTAAGCAAGTTTACGTTTCTTCATGTTCAATAAGTGCGTAGCTTCTTGCTTCTCTTGTACAAGACCAAACATCTCAACGACGTCTGTGTACAAAGCTCCCAGTTCAGCAGGACTCTGGTAAACCATGATTTCCCTGATTTCTTTTTGTAGCTTTTCCATTTCTTTCTTAGCCACAACATGGTCAAGGGAAATGTCAAGCAACTCATCAGGAGGTATTTCGGAAGTGTCTATGCGTTCCTGTTGTTCCTTTATCTTCTTGTCCATGGCAATCATGCCCTTGAAGAAGATTTTAAGGTTTTTAACTAACTCTTTTTTAATCCGCTGTTCGTCAAGAGGTTCTTCTTTGACGGGTGCCCCCCTAGGCGCACTAGACGTTTCTGATTTCTTTACATCAGGTAGTTTAGGCGCAGGGGGCGTATCTGCAGGAAACAGTTTGGATTTGATGAAGTTCCAAATACCAACAACCTCATCGACATGTTCTTTAGCTTCGTCAAAGGTTTCTTTGGCTTTAAGAACAACGCCTTTATATTCTTTGTACAATTCACAACCCTGCTGTATTGCAGCAACAGCGGCATTGGCAGCGGCAAGAATTGTTAAAGGCATATTATTTAGCGTGTGTAATTAGGGTCATTACCACCCCGCCCATGCCTGTAAGCAACACACCACATGCTGTGACAAGAATGCTTTCAAGACGTTTAAGGCGAGCATTTATTACTTCATATCGTAAGGCACAAACTTCTTCGTGTGAGGAAAGTCGGGCGTCTGTGGCGTCTATTGTGGAACTCATTAATACTTTCCTTCTGCAAACACGTTGACAAAAACTGTACCATCTTCAAGAGCTTCAATTTCATGCCACTCTGCTGCGGTCAGATTTACGGGCTGTGTGTTTTTTGTCATTACGAGAGACTTGCCCTCTTTGGTAACCAAACACGAACCCGCATGGCACATGGTCAAATGCGCGTAACTATGTTCATGGCGTGGCAATCCTTGCCCTTTGTCGGCGTGGTACACGTTGAGACTTGCGCCGTCATACGTGACTTGGTGTACGGGCATTACCGCGTGGACTGTCATAAATCTTGCGCGCCTTGGCTAATTGGTTGAGGTTCCGTTTGCGGTGGCCGCACTAAAGCCGCAATCTCCGAAAAGTCTATACCTTGCAGCATTGCTTTTCGCTCGGCTATCCATGCCTCCTGCGCTTCAGCATCAGTCAACTGCCCAATAGGGGCAGAGTGCATAATTAACTCATGCAAAGCAGCGACAGTTGGGGCCATATTGTTCTCAATAGGCAGGTCCACGTTGTATCGAAGCCCCATAGAAACAACCGGTGTTTTGTACAACACAGAAATTGTTCCCGTCCGTGTATCTAGGGACTCAATTACATACGTGACGTCTTGAATATTTGCCATGTGTTCACCTTTTAGTTTAACGGCCCGACACGCGTGCCTGCTGTTGTCCAAGTAATGTTTACGCCGCCTGATGTGCAAGAACCAGCTCCGCCGCCGCTATAAGGGCCTATTTGTGGGTAACCGCATGAAGCGAGTGGGCCAAAGTTACTGCCAGTAGAACCGGCTGTTCCCCAGCCTCCACCTGCTCCGCCAGCGCCACCTATATTGTTAGAGTTCCAGTAACCACCAGCACCTCCACCGCCAGCAGCGCTGTAAGTACCACTGCCTCCAGCACTCCCGGGAAGGTCCCCAGCACCGCCAGCACCACCAGAAGAATTTGCGGCGTTACTACTCCTACCGCCACCGCCACCGCCACCGCCCAGCCGTGCATACCCACAACCAAAAAACAGTGACCCAGACGCTCCGCCACCTCCGCCACCGCCACCGCCAGCTACAGTGCCATTGTTAACTACGCTTAATGCAGTAGATACAGAAAGTGCAGTTCCACCAGCGCCACCAGCGCTACCAGCACCACTTGGCCAGTTACCAGCACCGGCACCGCCGTTACCGCCCATACCCACAATTGTTCCGTTGTTGGTGAGCGAAACACCGCCCGGGAATGAACCGCTGACTGTAAGCGCAGGGGTGCCTGTACTGTTTGATGAAATGATTACGCCTGCATTGATGGTTACTAAAAGTTTTGACGAGCCGTTCCACCCCTGCGACGTTGCGTACGTTGCCAAGTTAAGGTTGGTTTGATTACTGGTAATCGTGAGCAAAAACGGTGTCCCCGAGGTCAAACCAAACCCTTTTGCACTACCAGCACCTCTAGAGGCAAGAATAGGCATATTATTCCTTATTTAAATTGCGATTGTGAAGCAAAAACTGTAAATGTTGCTGATGCTGTTTTAACAACCGTAAATGAATAAATATCAATACTACTAGCATTACCACTAGTGGGAGCTGTACCACCCTGCCACTTAGGAGTAACAGATGTGCCATCTACTGTAAAAGCGTTAGCATAGTAGGGTGTTGCACCGTTAGTTACCAACAAGGCAATAGTCATAGACTGACCAATTGCCATTTGAGAATCTAACGTAGTACCACTATTGCCACGAATATTAACAGTAAAGTTATTAGCAGCATTCGTGGTGTAATATTGAACTGCTTGGGTAAGCATGTCAAAGTGTGTAGTAGCTGCAGGAGCAGACGCTGTAATTGTAGCAGTCTCCAAAATGGCTTTTGTACCATTTAACGGAGAGGCTAGCATGTTAACAGGTACTTGTGTAAGTGCCATTATTTATTCTCCGTGGGCCAGTTTTGTGTAGACACAACTGTAATTAAAGCTTCCACATTAGTAGCAGTATTAATTGCAGTTTCCAGTCGATTGCTCTCTGTAACAACAGCAGCACGGTAGGTTGCAACACTAGAACTAATGTCAACATTACGTTCAAGTTTACGAATTACCATCCAGTCTGTTGCTCCTAAAAGCTTACCAGCCGTGTCCTTTGTTTGTACAATCCATTGTGTTTTAAGCTGAGCTAAATCTTTTGGATTGTTAACACCCCAATAAAACCGATCGTCATACCAAACAGGATCTTCTTCCACAGTAATACCAATTGCTTCACGTTCTTGTTGAGAAGCCAAACGAAGCCAATTAGCAGGATATTGTATATCCTCATGTGTAAACGCTGTATCCAGCGCCAACACTTTATTATTAAGTTTAAACATATTATCTCGCTAAAGAGTTCTTGAATGGGTTTTCAGCAAAGGCTGCGTAGATGTATGTACCGCCGTTGGCGTTTGTGATCAAGCCAGTAGAACGAAGTTTGAATCCGTTTGACAAAATATCAGTACCTTGACCCGCTGAATCAGCGTTACTCAAGTTTGCCCACAAAACATTATCTGTCTGGTTATAGGTGCTTCTGGATGTGTCAATGATGCTCCAATCGCCTGTACTGTCAGTGCGCTTAATCATTATGTAACGTGGCCTAAACCCACAGAACACAAACGGCCCATCAGTAGACCCGTTGCCTGTGTAGCTGCCGAACTTGGAGTAGCCAGCGACTTCGGCGAACAGGTAGGCGACATAGGTGACACCACTGCCGTTTGGTCGGGAATCAGTACCAAGGCTAAACACACTAGAAGTCGGTGATGTGCTGTTCCAGTACGTTGCTGCCGTAGCTTTTGCGTTGGTGCTATTGAGAAGCAGATACTCTGTGTTAGCTATTGATGAGTGCCAAACAGTCCAAAAATCAACAGCACTTCTTTGCTTCAAGATGATAAGCGATGGAGCAACACCCAAGCTGTGAGCCACAGTGCGGTTTGCACCCGTGCCCGTATAGGTCACAATGTCAAAGCCAGCAGATGCTGATTCTTTCCATTGCCAGCCGACATACGTTGTGCCGTTTGCGTTTACGTTTCCAAATGAACCAGCAAGAGAAAAGCCATTAGAGTTGAATGACGACAGTGCAGTAGTTTGGGTTTCTTCTGCAATCGTCAAAGAGCTGTACAGATATTTATCAACACCGCGAACACTGTCTACCAAAGCGCCATGAGTTGCTGTGCTTCTAGCTTTTGCCCACAGTAAGTCAGGTTGCATTGAGCCACTGTTTGTAATGGTCTGAGTGCTTCCGTTACCCGTGTAGGTCGTAGCATCAAAATAAGCATTACCCTTCTTGATAGTCGCATCAGGCAAGTTCTGCGTGTTCAGCGCCTTGAAGCCTGTGGGTGGCGTGTAGGCAAAGGGGCGTTGACCGAAGTTGAGCGCAGTAGATGAGTTGTAGTAGCTACCAACAGCCGCCCAGTAAGTACCCGCAGTCAACCCAGTTACTGTGGAAAGCAGCGTATTATTTTTATAGAACGCGCAAGTTAAGTTGTCAAGATCAAGCGCAATCCCAATGATGTCGTTTGTTGTGTACGATGTTGCAGTTGTAACCAACGAGCCTTCTTTGTAAATAGTTCCAGCCGTAAAAATACCCGCCCCACCAGTAAAACTATCGCCAGCATATTTACCGTTACTTGGCCCGTACAAAACGCGTACCGCGCCAAAATTTGGGTAGGATGAAGCAGAGCTTACTGCCAAAACAGTGTTTTCCCAATACCACTTACCGCTTGTTACACCAATAGTTCCGTAATCAACACCTGATTCACCAGAAGATGTCCCCAATGGTTGTAAGTTACCAGCACTCAACGATGTTCTGCCACTCAGAGACGCTAACGGGTTCATTGTGGAATAATTACCCCGCCCATTGCCGCCATCAGCGTACATCGTAGGCGTGTCAATCATGCTGTCATACGTCACACCGCTGGTCACAGAGATGTTGTTGCTCGTCCAGTTGTTACCGTTACCTGAATAGTCGTAACCAATCGTAGTTGTTGAAGCTGCGTTGGAGAAATTCAGATAGAAGCCGTTTGTGCCGTATGTGCCAGCGTATTTCTTAGGCTTCCACACGCCAGTGATGCTGTCTGTTTCACCGAAGCTCGATGGTGTCAGGGCTTGACCGTCAATGAAGTTGACTTCGGTGATGTAGCCGTCAAAGTAGTTGCGTGCGCCTGTGTTTGTAATGTCTGCGCCAATAGCGTGAGCCACATTGTTATTCAGCGCCCAATCTCCGTTCAATGACGGGTCGTTGGATGTGGCAAATGCTGTCACCTGCACACCGTTGACATAGACCCTCAAACGGTTTGATGCAGTTGCTTGTGTAGTGTCAGATTGAACAACAAGGTGATACCACGCTGACGGGTCACGAAATACTTGCGTTGTTTTGCGGTTTACGGTTGCGCCTTGTCCAATCTCAAGCTGCTGTGTTGAGTTGTCAAACGCAACGTAGAACGACTGACCAGAGCCTGAATCAGCGCCAAAGATTGAGTAGTACCCCGATGTAGGTAACGCCCCACGCTTTACCCAACCGCTCCATGTCCATGTCTTGCGGTTGCTAGCACTAGCAGGCGTCCGATTGAAGTAAGCAGACGCACTAGAGCGCAAACGCACAGAGCGGCTAATTTGGTAGCCGTCATCTCCTGCAAATAAAGTAGTATTTTGTAGTACGCTCATTTTACGTCCGTTACGAGTTTGGCTGTAATGCGAGTAGAACTCTCGACATAATAAGCCAAGACGTCCACGGCGCTAGCAGTTGTTGTTAATGTGGGAGCAGTACCATTGGAAAACTTCCAGTAACTACCATAAGCCAAAGTACGAGAGCCTGTACCATCTTGTGTAATTACAATGGTTCCAGCCTGACCAGCAGTTAAGTTAGAGGGGTTAGCCAGTGTACGGTTACCGCCAATAGTTAAACTAAAGTTGTTTGTTGTAGCAAAATTAGGAGTAATTGTAGCACCATCTGTGAGTGCTGTAATTGTACCCCGTTTAGCTCCTGTAATTGTTTCAGCACCAGCAATGTGCACTACAGCAGAATCGTTTGCAGGAGTGTAACCAATGTTACCTACTGCAGCTCCAGCAGCCATTTTAGCGGCTGTTACTGTACCATCACTAGGAGTACCAATAGCCAGAGGAGTACCGTAAACAACTTCAATATTACTGGTTCCAGAAGGAGGAGCAGTGGAGAATGTTAAAGTAGTACCTGATACTGAGTATGTTGATTTAGCTTGATAAACACCACTAATAGAGACATAAGTGTTGTTTTTGGTACTAGGATCAGCAGCAAGGGTATAAACAGTTTGACTGCCTGTACCACTAAACACGTCTACGTTGACGTTTGTTGCACCCAAACCAGATTGGCTAGCAAACCATTGACTTGTTTCTAAGTCTGCTACCAAAATAACTTGTGAATATTGTGAACCAATTTGAACACTGGTTGCACCGTTAATTGTGTTGCTACCTGAACGGGTTACAGTAACTACGTTACCATCTGCTGTCCATTTAACAATAGCAATTTTAAAACCGTCACCAACAGAGGCAATAGTTGGAAGAGTAATAGTAACTGCACCACTTGTTGTGGTAACACGAATCAAATCACCCGCATCAGCAGCTACAACGGTGTAATTAGCGCTTTTGTCTTGAACAGCAGAATACAAACCAGAAGCAGCGGCTGCAGCAGCAGCAATGGCTGAAGTGTTTGCAGCAGAGGCACTTGCAGCAGCGTTGGTTGCTTGTGTAGTGGCAATACCCGCTTGTGTGGTTGCTGTGCTTGCACCTGTAGTGGCTGTGCTGGCGCTTGTTGAAGCAGAAGCTGCACTAGCGGCTGCGGCTGTTGCAGCATTAGAAGCACCAATAACCGAATCAGACAACGCACCTTTGTTTACACGCATTTCAACTGTAGAACCCACAGCAAAAATGTTAGCAAAGCTATCGTCTTGTGCACGAATAATTGTCAGTGTAGTACCGCTACGCGCTGTACATTTAACAATTTCACGGACAGTTTTTGTACTGTCTTCAAGAGTAGCGTAAAAATAATCGCCACCTGTGGGTGACGGAAACAACGTTTCTGTACCAGTAGCCACAACTAGGGTAGTGTCAATACCACCCAAGGCTACAGCTAATGTGCTTTTAGCATTGTTTGCGAGAAGAATAGCCATTAGTTAGTTCCTACAAAATTAATAGTAGACCCGTTCCAGGTCAAATCTGTTTCATCGTTTAAAGGACTCATCGGATCTGGAACATATGTGTCTGTTGCAGGATAAGGACGCGCCCACGGCACAGCAATACGTTCACGCTGCACCTTTAGAAGAGTTTGAGGATGACGTGTTTCCCAATCCTCTCGGCAAACCATCAGTCCATCCCAACGCTTCTGTAAGTCTAGTGCTTTGAATTTACGTCCGCAACTGTCGCAAAGCGCGTTCCAGTTGCCTAGGAGAAGATGGTTTTGCATAGCTTATTTTAAGAAACGTAGTTTATAAATAGTTGAGCGGAACAGCTTTACAACTGTGTCCACATCATTTTGAATGGATGAGTCTGTTTTGTCAAATGCGTCGTAACGATTTGATTCAATCCATTTAAGAGTTTCTTTGAAATACTTCAAAGGCTCTGTTGTCTCTTTAGCAGCAAGGGTTGGAATCTTGAGGAGCTTTTCATACTCTCCCTGCCACTGTTCAGCGATGCCATCTGCCAGGTCTACAATCTCATCATAGAACGTGCCCAAGGCAGAATGTTCTGAGAAGGATTCTGAGGCTAGATGCATTTGATGGGCAACTGTTCGACTAAGAAACAGTACACCAATAAACTTGCCTGCTAAGTCTGCCATATTACGCGCCGTAATATACGATGTACGTAGCACCCGTACCAGTTAAGTTATTATAAATCCCGTTTTCCATTAAAACAGGCTGTGTAAAAATCACATGGTTTTGATAATCTGAAGTACGTACCTGCACACGAATAGCAATCTTACCTGCTGCCGATGTGTTGTCATAAATATCTAGCGTAGCAGTGTTTGTACCGTTACCGAACAACGACACGGCGTTAATGCGGTTACGACCTGTTACGGTAAGAGAGCTTGAAGTTTGTACGCCTGTATTGAGAGATGAAGTCACTTTGTTTCCTTGTTAAAAAAAGGGGTCCTAAGACCCCCTCTTTATTAGCGAACGTATTGTACAATCAAGTACATTTCACCAGCGGTGGGGTTGCCTGTAGTAGCTGTACCCTTAACCCAGATGCCTTTATCAGGACCCAGGGGAAGAGCATAGTTATCTACACCACCCAGCTTATTCAGCAGTGTGTTTGCACCAGCAGAGCCAAAGGCACTGGCTGCAGACACGTATTGAGCACCACCCGAAGCAGAACCAATGTCGATAGCAGCAGCAGAAATGCTGTTACCAGTCAACGCAGTTGCAACTTGCAAGGTCATGCTCAAAATTGAAGCATCGGCTGGAAGCACTGCCACCAATGTGTTAACACCAGAGGTACTAAAGTTGGCGGACGTAAGTTTTACAACTTTTGTCGCAACATCTTTATTGTTACTGGTAGCCGTTGGGCCGTTAGGGTTAGGATCGCTAACCGCAACTTGACCTTGAACGAATTGAATTGCCATAATGTTTCCTTTATGAAGAGGGGGATTGCTCCCCCCCAGGTTAATTAGGCGCCAGCAGAGCCGTACAAACCACGAGGATCGGTCCAGCCGAAGCTGTAACGAGCAGTGGCTTTGAACTTAGCGTTCTCAGTGTCCCAATCGTTGTCCATGTCGAACTGGTCAGCACGACGCTCAAAGTACTTCATGCCGTGTGGCACGTTAGTACGGATGAACCAAGCGTCTGTGTCTGTCAAGTAATGGTTAACAACCATTTCAGGAATCAGACCCATAGCTTTGATAGAGTTCAAGTCGTTGTTATCTGTACCGACGCGACCATCAGAACCCAAGATACGCTTGGCTTCAAAGATAGCTTGACGGGGCAAGATCAACGTTTGAGGCTTAACTGCAATTAGCAAACCGGCGTCGTTGGTGAAACCAGCGATGTCGATACATGCTTGTTCCAAGGCTGCTTCAGACAAGTCAGAAGCTGTAGCAATTTGGTTAGACCAAGTGCCACCCTTGATGTTAGCGTGGTTGTTTGCAATCAGAGCAGAACCGTCACCACCAGTGTACGAGCTGTTGAAAGCGCGGTTGTACACGTTAGCGCCGATAACTTCCTTAGTTTGACGCATCGAGAATGCCAAACCTTGAGCTTTGCGTTGACCAACAACGTCGTATTGGTCGTCTTCCATCATCTCACGAGTGATGATGAAACCCAACGCAAACACTGCGTGTTGATAACGTGTGGTAAACGCTTGGCGTTCACTGTCATAAGAGATAGGCGCGCCCTCACCCTTTTGAACAGCCAAACCAAACGAAGTGACACCGACGTCTTCTTCGAAAGCTTTAGTTGAAGTGTTCTTGTCGAACAACTTGTCGAATTCGGTCTCATACTCATTGTATGCTTTACCGTACCAGGCATTGACGCCAGGCCAAAGGGCTTTACTAAACGAGCCGCTGTTAATAATAGACATATTCTATTTATCCTTCTCTTAAAAATTAAACGCCAGCAGAGCCAGTACCTGGAGACATTGTAGAGCTGTTGAGCTTCACATAGTAACTAAAGTACGTATCGCCTGGGATGTTATCGGGACGGTTGGGAAAGCCAACAATCTTCAAAGGAAGGGTAGCAGTAGTAGCCAAACCAGTGCTGTCAATAGACATGGCAGATGCACCAGAAGTGGTGCTACCAGCAGTAGTCGTAAACTGACCGTTCAAACCGACGTTAGCAGTGATGGTAGCAGCAGCCACAGAAGTAGCAGAGTACTGAACTTCGTAAACCAAATCGCTGTCATCAGCAACCAACAAGTAACGATCGGTAGAAGCACGACGGTAAACCGGCGAGTTCAAATCGTTAACAGGAGGGATGTTGGTGAGGTCGCCCACACCAGTAAACAAAATACCCACAACGACGCCGACTGGGATGTCGGTAGCGCCAGACACGCGGGTTACAGTTGGTGCGCCAGTAGCTGCACGGGCATCGCCCAACAACTTAACAGCATCACCCACCATAATGACCGACGAGTCAGAAGCGGGAACAAAATAAACGTTAGCAGCACCAGAATATGGTGCGCCATTCACAGACTTAACGGGCTTAAAACCGTTAGCGCGAGATACACTTGCCATTAGCAATTCTCCATAATAAAATAGGTAATTCCCAACGGCACTTAGATTTTATTTAGCTTCGAGTAATTTCGAGCTTACCATAAGTACCATCAAGAGCTTTAGCTTTGGTGGCTTGTTCCATCTCATTGACTTTGGCCTGCTTGAGAGCTTGATCTTCTTCGTACCATTCTTTTTTGATTCGTACGACGAAGGCTTTTTGACCTTGACCAACGGATAGATGTGCAAGAGAGCCTTCGGACGTAGCCGAGTTGACACGCTTATCACCCACCCTCACAGAATCTTTGGCAACCAGCTCATAGCCCGCATCCAAAAATTCCTGCACTCGATCTCCCGAGTCATTAATAATTCTATATTCGTAGTTGGGATCTTTCTCAGCTACTGTTAAAACGTTACGCGTACCAACCGGTACACGCTGCGGACGACCCCTCGGTGCTTTCGCAATTGCTTCTTTGATTTCACTCATATTAAACTCCTTTAATGCGTTTCAATTCCGCGATGTAGTCTTTTTCAGACATTGCACCAGTACGGACAAAACGTTGCATCACTCGACGCTCTTCATCGGTCAAGGAAAATGAATCATTTCCTTTACCGCCTTTGCTAGAACTACCCTCTACTGATCCTGGCTTATTACGGTTAGGATTAGTAAATTTATTTGGGAACTCCAACTTAACCTGTTTTTCTACTTCCTGTAGAACAGCCGACGGGCTAAGACCACTTGCTGCCAAGTTACGGCCCAACGCATCTGCGTAGGCTTTCATTGGTTCGCTGGTCTCGTACCATTTGTTTTTCTCAACCCAATTAGTAAACTCAGGGTTAATAATATCATCGGTTGGCTGATTATTCTGCTGTTTTAGACGTTGTTGCTCGTCTTTAACGAGATCAATTTGGTCATCCAGTTTAATAACAGCGGCTCCGTCACCCTCTTCAATTGCAGATTGTTTCTGCATTTTCAGGGCTTCCAATGCTCGTGCGTATTCCACTTCACGAGTTTTTGAATGGTGGCCTTTCAAATCATCTAGCGCACGTTTAAATTCCTTAATCGTACGGTTCTGATCTTCAATCTTTTTAAACAACTCACCGCGATCCAAGAATTCTTTTGCTGGTCTCCATTGTTCGGGGTCACCGTCCCACTGGTCTTGTGGAACCCACCCTTGTTCCATTGCTTTTTCTTCAGCAGCGGAAAGTTTAGGTGCGTCATCTGTGGGTGCGGGGGTGTTGTCTTCTGGGACAACTGTATTTTCTTCAGCCATCTAGGGCCTCCTTATTCTTGATGAAAGATACAAACAATATCTTCGTCATTTAGTGCAACAAATTCTTCATTAGTGTAGGGGTCTTCTACGATTTTACCAGCAAAGCGGGCAAAAGCAATATAGTCACCAACAGTAATGGGAGAAGGTGTATTAAAATCTCGAAACGCTGTAGCGCCTATCGCTACAACAGTCCCCTTATCTACACTTGCCTGGGCACGTTTAATGTCTTCGTGCTCTGGAATATGTAAGCCAAGTTGTTTGGCTTTGAGAAGGGTTTTGTCCGTGTCTTCAAGCTTATCTCGCTTGACAAGAATACGGTGTAATGCGGGAACGATCATTGAGACTCCTCATCTTCTGCGTCAAATTCAATTGTGATTAAATCTTTGTAGGCTTTAATTGCACCTACATAGACTGCATCTTGTCGGGGGTCAACGCCTGCTGACTCCCCGAGCATGTCTTGCAAATCCACAATGCGACGTTGAAGTTGGCGAAAGATTTCCTGGGTTACAGGATGTCCTTTCCAATCTACAAATTCACTCTTTGTCATTTAGCTCCTTTTGATGGCTTCTTAGCCGGTTGCGCTGCTTGCTGCTGTTTAGCATTACTCATTTTCTGCTGATGTTCTGCATCAGTGTGCATGAGTTTTTGGAGGAACGCTGCCTGTTCTGTGGCAGAGAATACTCGTTGGTTGTGAACAGCTTCTGCAGCTTTAATGTTCGCCATGTCCTTAGCATGTTGCATGTTTTGAGCATGTTCTTGCTGTTTCATAGCGAGTTGAACTTCTTTATCGCGAGCTTCTAGCTCCATTTTAAATTGCTGGGCACTGCCCTGCATTTGAATCTTTTGTTGCTCCAATTGACCCTTCATTTCCATTTCCATCATCTTAGGATCTGGTGGAGGGGGAGGCATTTCACCCGTTTGAGCAACTTGCGGATTAAGCAACTCTTGCCAGTTGGGTTGTTCTTGTGCATCCAAGACACGTTGTACCACTTTAACAGGATCAAGGATTCCTGTAGGTAACAGCTCCATCAAACCCTGGGCTTTTAAGAGCTTTTCGGTCTGGGACACTGCTGTGGGGTCAGCGGCTGGATAAATCTTGTGCATGACCTGTTTAAAGTCATCTGGACCCACATCCATACCAACAGTATCTACATACGTCTGAGGATTGAGGTACAGCGCGTTCAAACGAGCCAGTTTAATGAATTCTTCAGTCAAAGCACGGTACAATCGCTTGTACACTGCAGTAAACACCTTCATGCCCTGTTCAACAGTAGCCATTGTGGTGGTTGCAGGGGTGTTTTGACCAGGCATCTTACCAGTGAAGATTTCTGCCACGGAAGCCAGCTCTTTACCAGAGGTAATCAGGCTACCCATAAGCTGGAATAGCACAGAACTAGGTTCTTTTGTGGGCAGAGGGACAATTTGCTTCTTCAGGTCATCGCCTGTAGAGTTAACTGCCTTCCATTCACCTGGCATAAACTTGGTATCACCCATTTTAATACGTAAACCCTTACCCAAGAAGCCTGCTTGCAGCGTAGCCAGGTGGCCTGCGTCCAAAAGCTGGTTAATTAGGGTGTTTACGCTATGGTTTAGAGGACCAAGTAGGACACCAAAGCCAATATCATAAAATCCACCATCAGGATTAGGAATAAAGCCAAACTTAGTGTAATACTGAATGGGATCAATCTTACGAATGCTTCCTTCTGCGTCAAGTTTGATGGTAGTTTCGTCAAATCGTGCAACAATTCGCACAACTTTCTTTGTATCTTTGTGAAAAGTGACAATGTAAGGCTCTTTGTACCCATCATCATCCAAATCCAGGAACGTGTGCTGTTCAATAAACGTATGTGGAGTGGTTTCATCCACTACAGGAGCGTTTATTCTGTCTTCTGGCATGTTGGCTTTACCAAAATCAATGTCCAACCACAAGCCAGATTGCTGACGTTCTTTAACTTTACGAGGAGACACCTCTAAGATTTCAGAAATTCGTTCTGCATCTTTTAAGCTACGTGCCCAATAGTTAACAACCAAGTTTTTTGGCATAACAATGTGAGAGCAGTTGGCTTCTTTAAGGGGATCCCAATAGGTTTTCTTGAACATTGTACCCACAATTGGGAGCATAATGAGCAATTTGTCCATTTCCTCTTCCCAACCATCCATCTCTTCCAGCAACTGGACAGACATGTAGATTGAGACGGCTTCTGCAATCCTGCTTTTAGCACCATCTGGGTCTTTACCAATGGGTTTAGCGTTTACAATCTTGCCGCTGGACGGCACAAGAGAAGGGTAAGCGCGAGCAGCAAACTGCATAGCAGCCGTAGACAATAGAGGGTATTTGATGTTAGACGCTTTAGGCCAAGGATAACTCTTTGGCTCAATAGTTTGCTTAGCAAGTTTAGTCCACTCATCAATGTTCTTTTCCCAATCAAGGCGGGACTGATGGTCAAGGACAAAACCTTTTTCAGCATCACGTCCAATATCCTTGAGTTGTTGTTCATCAAGAGACTCGGCAATGTTCACGCTTTCCAGCATGGCTGCCAATGGCTTTTGTTCTTCATCCATGTATTAGTACCCAGTGTAGGAATCGCGTCCTTGGTTGTTCAAATCGGAACCTTCCAGTTCCTCCAGATATTCTTCTTCCTCTGCCTCGTTCTGAGTAGGGGCTTCAATAAGCATGTCAAGCATAAGTCCAAGGTAAGCAAAAGCGTCAACCTGGTCATCGTGCTTGCCGCGAGGGAATGCTAAGCACTCGTTCTCAAAGATGGGATACCAATCACCTTCTTTGTCAAACTTCATGCCATGTGCACGTAACCGTGCTTGCACACTTCTAGCGCGTGTTGTCTTATCTTTACCACCGTGCTTTAAAGGCAACAGGGAAATGAATGTATTATTCTTAATCATCTCCTCACGCAGGAACGGGCCAATGGCTTTGGAAATTTGCATATCCTCAACACCCATTGCAACAGGATTGTACAGCTTCTGTAAGGCCATGAACGTGTCCACGATTTCCTTACCATCCATACGTTCCCGAATAACGTTCTTAACGTGAATGATTTTATCCTCATCAACTCCAGCTACTACAAACACAGAGAAGTCAGCCTTCTCACTTTCCGAAATAGCTAAGTCAGCCGTGATGTAATAGTTGAGACGGGCCTTACGTGATTCCTCTGTAATGGGAAGAAAATCCCCCTTCTTGAAGAAGGACACAGATTCGTCGATAGGCTCGTTCAAGTATTCCTGGCTGTAGATGTCTGTAGTGCCGTCCTTGACAGCTTCTTCATACAGCATCTTAAACTCCGAAGCAGACTTCTTAGAAGCCCATAAGAGCTTACTAAAGTCAGAGTTGTGTGCACGGTATTTAACCGATTTCCACATACCCTTACGTTTGGAGTATTGTTTTAAATCTTCTACAACCGTCATTTTGTCTGACGGGTTGGGCATCATGCGTTCTAGCAGGCTGTCGGCATGTAGGATTGTACCCACCATGCGGACAATGCCGCTATCACTACGACAAGGGAGGAGAGCGCCTTTAAACCATTTACGCATCTTCTCACGACGTTCCTTGTTCATGACAAGCTCGTCGTTTTCCATGTCATCACACATAATGACGTCGGGACGTGACCCGTTCCAGATTAATCCACGAAGCTTCTGTTCCGCTCCCTTGGCAATGATCCTGAACTTATGTCCGTCCTGACACTCAACTATAATGTCCGTTTCAGTGTCTTTAGCAAACTGAACCAAACCTTTGTCGTTACGCTTTAAGCCAAACAAGTCAATAAGATCTTGGTTGTCTTGCAGCTCTTGTTTAAATGTTCCAAGGAACAAAGAGGCTTGAGCTTCTGTATCTGAGACAAGAAGCATAAACTTGCGCTCTCGAAAGAGCAAAGTGGCTAACCCGTACCCTAGTGTAACACCTGTACTTTTAGCATGGCCTCGGGGTGCAGCAATCGCTACAAACTTCTCTGACGAGCAACACAGTTCCCAGCATTCTTTGTGAAAGTCTGGGCTACTGGAACGTCCATCAAACCGCGACGATAACACACTCCCAACAAAACCCTGTACAACGTCTGCTGTAAGAACACTGCTCATTTGTGCTTTGCTTTACGCTCTCGTGTGGACAGTTGGTTGCGGAGGCTTCCGTCTGCATTGCGGGAGAAGCTTCGGTTGGCGCTGGCGCTTGTAACCCTGGTGTTTGCCAATGTGTTGGCTCCGCCTTTTGACAAAGGTTTGACGTGGTCAAGGTCCTTGCCGTCTCCCTTTTTGGTAATTCCTGCAGCATTAGCTTGACGACGGAGCACCGTCCGTTCCGAGCGAGCTTGGCGAATCTCGGGCTTGGAGTTGTACTTCTCGTTCTCCTTCTTGTAGTCCCGTTTCCCATTGGTCATGTAAGGCATGTTGTTCCTTAATCTCTACGTCAGTGACCTCTACGTCAATGACAGGTTTTTCTGTTTTGGCTTGAACTAGGCTGGCAAACTTTTCAGCAAGCTTGAGCAACCTGTCGTCGTCTTGTTGTTCTTGGGGACCTTCCAAAGCTTCCTTGTCCAGGAGCTTTTTCTTGTCCATTAGGTCAACAGCAACCTTGTGAGCATCCCGCATGTTAACGGGCTTGCGTACCATTTGACCAGTTTTGTTGTCGTACATCAAGTCACCATTAAGGAGCCTGTCTTCGACAGCCACCAAGCTGGCGTCTACGATTTTACGCAGACGTCCTGACATTTCCATAGACTCTTGCTGCCGTAGGTCGTCAACAACGTTCTTCCACCATTCGGTGGTTTTCCACACACGGAGGGTAATTTCAGGGATCTTCAAGATCCTAGACGTAAGCGCAAGATTGCCTAAAAGTAGGTAAGACTGAACAGCTTCAATC